GCTCACATTTCCGTTTTGATCCAATCCTATGATAACAGTCCAATCCACCGATTTAGCGACATCTATGCCAAAATAAAGGGGTTCTGAGAGGCTCTGAGGTTTAGTGCACATTTTTATAAACTGACTGCCAAATGGATTGGAGGCATTTTCCATAGGGTTAGCCATGTACTCCTGCTCGAATACCGCTATAGGCAGTTGAGTTCTGGCATCATCTATCTCCTCAGGAGCAATGTGGGGATTATCGTATGTTGTAAACTTAAAACTCTGCCAACCCTGCTCTCCTGATTTCATGTACAGGGAGTAGAAATAATTCTGCCCTTTAGGAGTTGACAGAAAGATAGCCTTCCCTCTAAAGTCTGTTAGTGTTGGTCTGATAGCATTGAGCCACCCATTCTCAAGGTTGGTAATATAAGATGCCTCATCTATGATAGCCAGATGGAATTTCTGTCCCCTGAGATTATCTAACCTTTCACCTGTAAAAAACCTGATTGATCCCCCAGAGAAAAAATTAAATACCAGATCAGATTTGTTTCCTGTTACATATTCAGCATCCAATCTGCTACCTATCTCCTCATAGAATATTTTTGCTAACTGATAGGTAGGAGTAATGTATGCAACAAGTTTGCCATTTAGGGCATTGTCAATAGCAAGGGATTGACTGATTACACTCTTTCCCCACCGCCTTCCGCACATCAGGACTATGAACCTTGCATTACAATTCAGTACCTTCTCCTGAGTCTGATGAGCTATCGGCAGCCAAAGGTCTATCTGTTTTATTTCCGTATCTGACAACTATTTCAGTTTTTACTTTATCGTTGTTTTCGTTCTTAGTCCCATCTGACCATTGAGCTCTAAATCTGTTGATCATGTTGAGCCTCCAGATTCTATCATTGAAAAATGGTATCTCATTAATCATGCCCATTCGCCCAATTCTCTCCCACCAAGCCATTGATTTTGCTGTTCCTATATGTTTGGCATCGGAAAATTTTTTCTGAACCTTCGCCCACTCATACAAAGTATCAATATTTACCTCCACAATCCCTGCAAAAGAATCAAAAGAATATCCCTCACTCATATGGTCTATGAGCATCTGGCAATATTCCTCTTTGTACTTTGTTGGCCTACCTACCTTGTCCCCTGTACCCTCTTTCTTTTCTGTCATGTTTATTAAATGATTTTTGAGCCTTACCTTTCTTTCTCTTGCCGAAACTAACCTTTATTTTATCTGCCTAATTCCATTGCAGCCTTTGCATATGCACCAACTCCACATCCGTAATCAATGATTTTCTGCCCATAACCCTGAACCTGAGCTACAGTATTTTTAGCCAAATCCATAAACTGAGGATTGTCAAGGCTGATGCCATTGTCCAACTCCACTTTTAAAAAGTCTTTATCAGTAAGCCTTTCCGTAAATTTCGATAAATCTGTCATGTGTTTGCTTTAATAGTTCAATGTATTCTTTTTTATCTCCATATCTTTCATGGCACATCCGACATACCGCCATTAAGTTTTGGATCGTGTCTTTATCTTGTGTGCCACCCATACCCCTGCTATCAATATGATGAATGTCAACAGCTTTATTACCGCATACTTCACATCCAATAAAATCCTCGATCCCATATCCAAAAAATTTCATGTATATCTGTGTATGCTTTTTCATTTGCTGCCATCCTGTAAAGGCTGAATTACTTCAGGCTCAACCCTTCGGTAATGTTCTGCCCACAATATTTTAGTTAAAGTTATTGATTTATTTACAATTTCTGTTTCTGATGCTTTAGGAAATAAGATGTGCAACACCTCATGTATTACTATCTCTAAATGCTTTTTAGATTTAACCGATGGATCAATTTCGATTAACCCATCAGAGTGAGCTATACCCCATGCCCTCTCTTTACCGAGTTTTCGGTATTTGATTTTAATCTTAGGCTCAACTCTATCATGCAGCTTTAACTTCATCTTTCATTTCTAACAGATCAGGTCTTTCCAAATCTGATACTTCTAATTTATGTTTACCTCTTACCTGTGCAAGTGCCCTCCTATATATAGTTTCTTTGCTATGCAGCTCCTGTAATTTCTTTACAAGAAAAACCTCTTGTTCTTCAATGCTCATCTTATTTATTTTTTTAGGTATCATTTGTCAGTTTTTTGATGATGCTTGTTACAAGTTTTACATTTATACATAACCTTTATCACTCCTGTTGCAGTAGTCCTAATTCCGTTTCTTTTAATATCATCACTACCACACTCAGGGCAAGTTCCCCGATATTGACCAAACAAAACACCATAGTGAGTTTTCGGTTCAATATGATTATTTAAATGCTTGAAAACTTTCTCCAATAAAATTACATCATTTTTGCAATACTTAATCATTTTTTCCATTGCTGCCTGATCACTATCCAATAGTATTGCTTTCCAGAGATCAAACTCTGTTTTTATTTTACTGCCAATGCCTAAATAATTAGCTATGTAATTGAGCCTGTTTGAGTTAAATCTAAACTTGCTTCTCGCAACCTTGAGGGTATCTATAGTTGTGTACTTTGGAAACATATCTATGCCATGAAATAGGCATCTGGTTCTGATCCATGCCAGATCAAATTTATCTCCATTATGTCCAACCATTTCAGTTGATTGGTCAGCTACTTTGATAAATTCCTCAATCATTTTTTTATCGTTTTGTTTCTTGTCCCAATGTAATCCGTAAACCTCCTTTTCATCCTCCCATTTGTAACAAATACAAATAATTGCCCTCTCTTTTATAATATTAGAGTAGTCAATATTCTTTTTGAAACCTGCCTCCCAGAATAATCCAATGTTAGGACTCGTTTCTATGTCAAAAAATAACCTCCTGCGTTTAGTCTGCATATGGTATATACTTGGTTTTGCCTTGCTCCTTTATAGCTCTCAAAACCTGTTTCCTCTGCTTTCCTGAGGCTGAATAACTCACATGAACCCAATCAGGATTTTCCTTTGTTCCGAATTCCCAAATTAACTGATCGAATGCTAACTTATCTTTAATAAATTTAAATATCTCTGCGTTGCTTATTTCTGTTCCATCCATGTCAATATCAAGTGCCTCTCCAGAACTATGCTGAGATTTCATAGCACCGCCAATAGCAGCATTTAATGCCTGTGATCTGTAACCACTACTAATACGGATAGGCTGTCTGAAATTGGCTCTAATAGGCTCGAAAACACTTTCAGCTATTAGTTTGAGATTCTTAGTATGCTCCTCTGTTGGCATATTTGAAATCCCTCTCCTCTTGGCTGACTCGCTCCTCGTTACCTCTGCTAAATCTAAATGCTCACTTAGTTTCATCTTTCTTATTTATAGCTTTTTCATATGAAGTGAATCCTAATGCCGCTGCTGCTAATCCTGCTACTGCCCATACCAATGCATCAGATGGAGTATGCTCTGAGTTATGATTCTCATAAAGAGTCCAACACAAAAAACCTGCACAAACCAAACCGACTAATCTTTTACTTGAGGCTTCTCCTTTGTCTGATAAAAAACCTTTTGCCCAATCTATTAGCTTTTTCATTGTTCTATTATTGTTGAGTCAATGGAGCTTGAACTATCTGTGCTGATACGTTTTTTACCCCAAAAATTTGTTTTCTCTTTTATGTAAATGGTATCTCTAACTATAACTGTTTTTGTTATTTTAGATAATTCATTTAATTTCTCGTTTTCCTTTTGTAATTCTACAATCTTTTTCTCTGCCTCTTGAAATTTATATACTATTTGCCTCTCTTTCTTGATAATTATTTTTTCCGCTATAGGCAGCATTTTCATAACAGAGTCATACAATGGTTTTTTAATCTCTTTATTTACGATAATCTTTTCATTATCGGTATTGCATGACATTAATAATATCATTAATATGTATCTCATTTGATTTTCCCCAATTCTTGCAAAACCAAAAGTTTTGATGCAGCAGCAGATAGAAGGCTGTCCGATCTTTTTAGCTGTGCAGAAAGCATATCAATCTTTGCCTCAAGTTGCTCAATTTTTTGACCTTGTTTTGCAATCTGCTCATTATACTGCATTTTGCCATCTACGTATAAATAGCTGATCCCTACAAGGGTAAGTAATAAAAAAGCCTTGACAGGTTCTTTAGTAAACTGATCAAAGCTAAAGGTGGGAATTATTGAGTTTTTTGTTTCCATTTTTTATAAATCATTTATTATCTATTTCGTTTAATTTTCTTTGTGCCCATGCTACCCCTTCATCTCCACCCCATGCTAACCACATTAATGCTCCGCAATCCTTTCTGGCATCTCCTTTAGAGTTTTCTCTATGCCTTTCAAAGGATGCCATTCTCGCAATTGTATCTCTGGTAATATTTTCTCCATTAGCAAGTTGATTTGCTCTTGCCCAACCTACAGGAGTTCCACAATTTGATCCGTATTGATCCCTAATATTTAAGGCTCTTTGTGCGTTAACTTTAGCTGCCTGAGGGTAATCATTGTAACTGTCTGCCATTGCAACTCTGATCGCTGCCCATGCTTTGTGAGCCTTTTCCTCAGTTTCATAAATACATGATCCTGTTCCAATTCTGTATTTTCCGTTGCTGCATTTGATAACAGGCATTTAGAGTAGTTTACTATAAATGCTGTTTCTTTTAGAATTTATCTCTTTAAAGTTGTAATGTTTTGAGCAATAGTCAAAAAGCTCCTGACCTAACCCTATTCTCATCTGCTTATCCCTGAGTAATGAGTTGATATGTTTGTTCCAATCTGACTGCTTATTTACATAAAGTACAGGCAAATCTTTGTAAGGATGGACATTTGAAACTATGGCAGGATTTTTTTTGGCAGCAGTTTCCAGAACCTTGAGATTTGATTTCATTCCGTTGAACTTAGATTCAACCAAAGGAATCAGGCTCACATCAGAATCTGCATAGGCTGCCATGTACCTCGTTACATCTGTGTACCTGTAAATATGAGTATCTAATTTTCTACCTGCAGAGAAATAATAAGCCATGTAATTCCAAATGTCCCCCTCGCTCTCATTATACCCTGCCAATATCATTTTAACATTCTTGCCAATCAACCTTTTGAGAGGCTCTTTCAGAATCTTTAAATCCTTTTCATGTGTTCCGCTACCTGCCCAGAATAACCTGAGTTTATCTGATTCTATTTTATTGTCCAGAAACTGCTCCTCTCCATATGGTAGGGCATTAGGCAAAATATTTACATTAGGATTATATTGATAGATTGCCTCTGCAAGTCTTTCATGTGTGCAGGTATTTAGGTCTGCGATTTTAATATATTGCAGAATCCTGTCTGTTATGCCATTAGCCTCATATCTGTGATAAAGTACATGAGTTGGATCAAGCTGCCAAAAGTCATCATTATCAACTACTAATTTGAATCCGTATTTTTTTCGCCAATCTATGATGTCCTGAATATTTATATCAGCCAGAAACCTATTCATCAGGAATATATCCCAACCTTTTGCAACTATCTCCTCACTCAAAGTATCTGTGATCAGGCAGTAGTCTTTCTGCATATGCACCAAAGGCAGCATTATCCGATGATAACCTACCCCTGAGAATTTACTTGTTATGGCTAATATTCTCATTTCTTAGGTCTGCCTCTTTTTTTAGGTACATTTTCCTGTACAGGTTCTTGTACAGTTTCTTGTACAATTGGCAAATCCTGAACTATCTCCTGAGGTAAACTCAGATAATACCCATATAGTCTTTGTAGCATTTCCATTACGCAACTGCTGCACCATTTAGTCAAAACAAACTGAGGATCAAGATAAAGTTTGTAGATATGCTCATACATATTGAGCAATTGAATATCTAAATTTCTCACATACCCATTCTGGACAGTATGGTAGTTGCCAATATGTTCCTCTAAATAGTCTTTGTGTTCTTGTTTCATATTAAAAGTTTATATAATTTGATCATTGTATTTCTTGCTAATGGAGCTACTACCCCTGCAGTAAACATATAGAATGTAACCTGAGTGAATATATCAGGCAGAAAGAGTAGTAAAAGTGCTACCCATGCAGCCAGACATGATGAGCA